CTATTGTTTCTTTAGCATCTTTGCACTTCCAAGCAAAATGATGTAGTTGTTTTAATTTCATAATAAATCCTTAAACAATGAAGATTTTTTTATACTTTCTATTTTAATATGCCCATAACCTCTAATATGTTCAGGTTGCATTGCTAACTCTACTATATTACTATAATTATCCAAATTTATATTCTTAGACCATTCCTTAACTAAACTAATATAATGATCTCGTATGCTTCTTTCAAGTTTCCTTTCATATGAATAACCTAATAAATCAAATTTTGTACCACGTAATTTTTTACCATGTTTTAAATATTTAAAAAGTGTTTTAGTATGTCCTGACAATCTTGTTTTACTTTTAGACTTGCGTTGCCATGGTAAACTCATATGAAAATTAATTCCTTTAATTTCAAAAAAGTCATTGTTAAATCCGTCTATAGTTTTATCCCAAATACGAGCAACTTCATACTCGTCTTTATATGCCATTAACTTATACAAATTTTTCATTACTACTTCTGAAAATTCTGTTTTATTTAATAAAGTATCTCTAACACTTGCTTGAGTAACTAAATCAAAATATTGCTGTGCATATTCTTCATCCTGATATTCTTTTAATAAATTAACTCTATGATACATACCACTATATTTTGTTTCTTTTATAACATTAAATTTTTTACCTATTTCTCTTTCTATAATTCCCATACCTTCAGTAGTAGCAAGATGCCTACCTATTTCCCATGCTTTTTTATTAACATCTACCATAGTTCCATTTACTTCAATTGCTTCCATCATTGATGCTTCACGAATTGGTAGCAATGCTTTTTCATATGCATAACCTAACATCAACATGTTTAACATTAAACTATGTCCGGTTAATTTTTTAGCATAGTCAGATGCATTAAACGAATGTAATTCTTTACTATGTTCTTTTAATAATTCCTCTGCTTTATTAACATCAAACTTCCAATCTCTGTCTTGTATGTACTCTCCAGTATTTGAAGGTTTAGAATTAAGCAATGTAATTGTATCTTTACCAACATAACGCATTGCATCTGCACTTGTAGAAACTTGTGGATCAGCACCTATAACTAAATCTGCTGTGCCAGGATACATTCTACCATGTGCATCTTTACCAAAACTTAACATAGATGTTACTGCTCCATACTTTTGTGCTAATCCTGTTTGGTCTGTTGCAACAACTTTCATACCATCTATATGTGCCGCAACACTTAACATTTGACTTAAACTAATAATACCAGTACCACCTATACCAGCAAATAAAATATTATATCTGTTACCTGTTCTAAACTTCCAATTACCTAAATTAGATCCTTTATAAAATTCAGGCAATTCAACATTAACTAATGGTTTTGAAACTCGTTTGCCTTTAACTGTTATAAACGATGGGCAATATCCTTTTAAACAATCAAATGAATAGTTACAACTATCTTGATCTACTTGTCGTTTAGTTCCAAGTTTTGTTTCTACAGGAACTATACTTAAACAATTAGATTGTGTAGAACAATCACCACAGTCCTCACATACGGCTGGATTAATCCAAACACGTTCATCTGGTGCATCCTGTACATTGCGTTTAATTTCTCTACGCTTTTCAGTTGCACATTGTTGGTCATAAATTAGTACAGTAATACCTTTTACTTTTGTTAATGCTGTTTGCACTTCAGTAAATTTTTCTTTAGGGTATAGTTTTACTTCTTTAGGTATTTTTCCCTTCCATTGTTTGGGATTAACAGATACTAACGAAACGTCTTTCGCACCTTCTGCTAACACTTGCTGACATATCATTGGTATTGTAAGATCACCATCAACTTTTTGTCCACCTGTCATTGCTACAGCATCATTAAATAATATTTTATATGTCATGTTAGCATCAGATGCTACCGCTTGACGTATAGCCAATATACCACTATGAAAATATGTACCATCACCTAAATTAGCAAAGACATGAGTTGCTTCATTCCATTCGTGTTGTCCAACCCAATTCATACCTTCACTACCCATAGGTGCTAAAGTAACAGTAGGTCTGCTTGGAATTAATTGTGCTATATAATGACACCCAATACCAATTAGTGCTTTACTGCCTTCTGGTAATGCCGTGCTTGTATTATGCGGACATCCACTACAATAATATGGTTCTCTTGCATCTATAGTAGGAATAAAATCATAATTATCTTCAAACTTTTGCCCTAATAATTTTAATATTACCCTTGCAATATCATATCCGTCAAAATCTAAACAAGGAGTTAATAAATCTTTACCATGTATTGGCGGCATATTAGAATAACCATACATCAATTTATAAATTTGATTTTCTACAAATGGAGATTTTTCCTCTACTACAAATATTCGACCAGGACGACTGTGTTCAAAACAAAACTTTGTTACTTTATCTGTTTCTAATGGAAATGCACAACCTATTTTAAGTATGCTAATACCATGTTCTTCAGGCACTATATTGTATCTTTGCAATGCTGTAAGCACATCAACATAACTTTTACCAACTGCAATTATACCTAATTTCTTATTTGGTGCATTGTGTGTAACTTCATTAAACTTATTGTGTTTTAAAAATTCATGTACAGCAGGTAATTTTTGCTTATAAATTCTATCTTCACTACCAAACTTATCATCTGGCCAACGAGCATTTACATCAAACTCAGCTACTGGCACAATCGGACGCCATGCTTCTAAGTCTACTTCAGCAGATTGATATGCATCAGCAACATTAGTAATAATTTTCATACATGAAAATAAACCACTATAGCGAGACATTTGTATACCTAGCACACCTAACCGCATTACATCTTCAACTGTTGCAGGTGTTATAACCGGTATATGCCAAGTAGCAAATGTTGGACCTGTTTCGTGTGGAATTGTAGAACTTTTATTTGCGTGATCGTCGCCAGCAAATGCTAACACACCACCATGTTTTGCTGTGCCAAAAAAACTTGAATGTTTAAACTGGTCGCCACTACGATCTACACCAGGGCCTTTTCCATACCAAAAACTAAAAACGCCGTCTATTGTTGACGGCGAAATAATTCCTAGTTGTTGTGTACCTTGTATTGCCGCTACTGCTAAATCTTCATTTACAGCAGCTCTAAACTTTATTTGATTTTCTATTAATAATTTGTTTTTTAATGAAAATTCTTTATCTAACATCCCCAGCGGTGAACCTCTGTAACCACTTACATAGCCAGCAGTTTTTAATCCGTTTCTGCGATCAAGTTCTTTTTGCAATAATGCCAACTTAACAATTGCTTGTATACCTGATAAAACGAACTCTCCATCTATTTCACTATATTTGTCATTTAAATTAAACATTACTCTCTTGCAAGATCATCCATTGTTGCTTCGATGCTCTCACGTAATGTACTAACTAATATATCAATTTCATCACGACTTAATGTCAATGGTGGGGACAATACATTCAAATGACCAATTGGACGAACAATTACACCACGGTTTTGACAATGAACTGCAATTCGTTTTCCAATATTAACACTAGCATCAAACAATTCTTTTGTTTTTTTATCTTTAACATTTTCAACACAAAGCATAAAATGACTTCCACGCACATCGCCAACAATATCAAGGTCTGATAATGTTTCTAATTGTTGTTTAAAATAAGGACCTATTTGTTGTACGTGGTCACATAACATACCTTCTTCCATAATTCTAATATTAGCAAGGCCTGCGGCACAACTAACTGGATGTCCTGCGTATGTAAAACCATGTGTAAACAATGCACCCTCTTCTTGTGGGCCATCACTAATTACATCATATATCTTATCTGAGAGTATAGTTGCTGACAAAGGAACATACCCAGACGATATACCTTTTGCACTTGTAATAATGTCTGGTACTATATCAAATACTTCCTCTGATGCAAAAAAATGTCCCAATCGTCCAAATGCAGTTACTACTTCATCTGAGATGTACAACATACCATATTTTTCGCATACTTCTTTCATTCTCTTATGGTAACCCGGTGGGGCAACAATAACACCACCTGCACCCATAATGGGTTCAGCAATAAAACAGGCCACATTTTCAGGACCGAGTTCAAGTATTTTATTTTCAAATTCCTCAACTAACTGATCGCAAAACTGATCTAACGTTGTTCCGTCTGGACGCCTATAACAATTAGGTGCTGAGACATAATACACTAAATCCTTTGCTAAATCAAATCCAATATGATCAGCCTTTTCTCCCGTTAATGTCATTGCCAAATATGTACTACCGTGATACGAACTTACTCGTGAAATAATTTTCTTTTTGTTTGGCTTACCCAAACGATTAAAATAAAAATGTATAATACGTATAGCAGTATCATTTGACATTGATCCACCTGTGCCAAAAAATGTATGATTTAAATCACCAGGTGCTAACTCCGCTATCTTTGCGGCAAGTTCTGCGGCAGGGGGTGTAACTACATGACCAAATGTTGTATAATATGCAATCTCATTTATTTGATCGGAAATTGCTTTTACCATTGTTTGGTGTCTATAACCAATATTAACACACCATAGACCAGCAATACCGTCTAAATATTTGTTACCTTCTGTGTCATATACATAGTTACCGTTAGATCGTGCCATCACTAAAGAGCCTTCGTCTTTAAATGTAGCAAAATTTGTCCACGGATGTATATTATGATCTATATCTTTCCGTTTTAGATCATCAGTATTATATTCCATTAAAATCTCCTAATACAAGAATATTAATAAAAACCCGTTTAATAAACACTATGCTATTTAGTGTTTATTTGGCTGTTAATTAACTTTTAAAAGGACGATTTCTTTATTGATTCTACCGGTTAACTTTATATCAGTTGCTTTTATATCTTCAAGAAACTTACGCAATGCTACTTTTCCGGCGTTTTGAAACTCTTTTAATGTTACATCTGGCTTACGAACTGTTTTTTGTACACTTTTCTTTTCATCAAATCCTATAATACTAGCACCTTTAACAGATAATTCTTCAGAACTAAACCCATTACTTGCAACATACTTGCCTAATTTACGAGTTTTTGTATTGAATACCCACAGTTCTTGGGCACCAATAATTTTCTTAGGATCAATTGACACTATTTTATAAGCATCGTCTTTTACCTTATATGTTAATTTAGCAACCAACTTCTCTAAACTTGGTGCTTTTTTAACACGAATTTTACGATTTGCTTTTTGTGAATTTGCATAATGATCTGCATCTTCAGCAAGCATAGTATAAAACGCTAAAATCTTTTTTAATTCTGATTTTTTATATGGATAACCGTCGACTAATTGTTCAAACTCATCATCCGGTTCTTTTGGAGGATTTAATAACTCTGTTAAATCAGATATTTCTCGAGCATATAAATCAGAAATCATTCCAGCAGCTTTGCCCGTTATTTCATTTACTTGTAATGTAGTTATCAACTTAAATTTACTCTTAAATTTATTTTGAAAGAAATCATCAATCTCACCTTCTACATGCTTGCCAAGAAAATCATCAAGATTTAATTTCATACGCTCTTGTATTGAAATAATTGGTGCCAAAACTTTATTCTCTACAACTTCAGTGTCTTTAACTTTTAATTGAAGGCATTCTTCAAGTCTCTTATTAAGTGCCACAGTATATTCCTCTAACGGTGGACATCCATCCATAAGCATTTTTGCTAATGCACCATATGTAATACCAACTTGCCAATCTGGTACTAACTTTACATGTTTTATTTTATCTTTATCTACTTTTTCTTTCTTTAAGTATTCAACAAACCATTTTTTACCATCTTTACTTTTATTCTTATAATTATAATATCGAGAACCCATTGACACTTGTTTTCGAACTGCTACTTTGTCAACATCAATAACATGTTCATCTTGAAATTCTTCCCATGATGGTTTTCCAAATGGATTACCAGCTGCTGATTTTATTTTTCTTCGTACCATTTTGCTATACTATATTATTTTATGAACCTTGTCAACCTACACAAACCGATAAATACAATAAAGAGACTTAACTATGCCTAGATTATCACTCTGGAAACCCGAAAAAGGAAATGATTATAAATTCATTGATCGGATTGTCGGTGAGCATATCTATGCTGGTGGTACAGGTATATTTATACACAAATATATTGGTATATATGATCAAGGCGAAAAAATTCTTGCAGACGGTACTGTAGAAAAAGAAGATGCAACACAACCTAATTATGGTAAGAAAAAATCAACAGAAAATATTGTTGCAGAAACAAAAATACAAGATTTACTATTTCTAGAAAACAGGGATCGTAAATATGACGAAGATATATACAACATGCGTGGTGTTTATCAACCAGCAGATAACGATTTTGATTTAACACAATTTGGTTTATTTTTGGCAAATGATAGTATCTTTATGACATTACATTTAAATGATACTATGACTATATTGGGTCGCAAAATTATGAGTGGTGATGTATTAGAACTTCCTCATTTGCTCGATGATACAGGCCTTGATAACTCAGCAGGTCCAGTGAGAAAATTTTATGTAGTTGAAGATGTAGTAAGAGAAGCGGCTGGTTTTGATGCAAACTGGTGGCCGCATTTAATTCGTGTTAAATGCCAAGCATTAGTAGATACAGTAGAATATCGTGATATTTTAGGTGATGGCGACGAAGCAGACGATTTAAAACACATACTCAGTACATACAGTAACGAACTTGAAATTAGTGAGGCAGTATTAGAACAAGGCGAAAATGAAGTACCTAAACATGGATTCGAAGCTGGACACATATATTACGATGCTGAGACTGGAAAGAAATCTGTATGGACTGCTGATGCAACACCTCCTATGGGAACTTCTGTTGTAGGAAGCGGTAGCACATTTCCCGCTAGTGCAGCCGAAGGTGCATATTACTTAAGAACAGACTTTAATCCACATAGACTATTTTTAAGAAAAGGTACCAAATGGATCAAAGTTGAAGACGACACTCGTCAAGTTTGGAGAGCCGCCAACACAATATTAACAACCTTTATTGAAAATACTGGCACAACTACAGATGGCAACACTAACGAGATTGTTTCATCTAAGCAAGGATTAAGTAGAGCAATAAAACCAAAATCGGATTTTTAAAGAGAAAATAAATGGTAAGCAGATACAGAGAAGCAGGTTATTTTTACGATGAACAATTTCGCAGATATATTCTGCAATTTATGAGATTGTTTGGCGGCTTATTAGTTAAGACTGGTAAAGGCAAAGATGGCGTAGAAAAATTTATTAAAGTGCCTTGCAGATATGCTGATATGCAACGCATGGTTGGGCATATACTAAAAAATAATAGTGAAAATGTTATTAATTCTTGCCCATTTATTACATCACATATTTTAACACTACAGCCAGATCGTTCAAGAACATTAGATCCATTATATGTTGATAAACAACAAATTTCAGAGCGAGCATTTAATGAAGAAACTGGAAAATATACAAATAAAATAGGAAACAGATATAGTGTAGAAAGATTAATGCCTACACCATATACATTAACAATGCAAGTAGATGTATGGACAAGCAATGCTGATCAAAAACTACAATTAATGGAACAAATATTAGTTCTATTTAATCCTTCCATTGAATTACAAGCCAGTACTAATATTTTAGACTGGACATCTCTTGTTATTGTGGAATTAACAGACATAAGTTGGAGTTCACGTGGCGTTCCACAAGGAATTGATACACAAATTGATATTGGCTCAATGACATTTACAATGCCTGTATGGATTAGTCCTCCAGCAAAAGTATACCAACAACGTGTTATTCAACAAATTACAAACAGGATCAACAATTATCCTGATGATTGGGATCCTGATGCTTATGATTTCTTTGGTGGGCAAACTTTCTTAACTCGAGATATTATTACTCCTCTTAACGCATCAATTAACGTAACAAATGGACAAATACAATTATTAAATCATGCTGGTGTTAATGACGACGGCACCGGTAGTGAAATGAAATGGGAAGATTATCTTGAAAGCTATGGTGGATTAAAAGATAACGTTACCCAAATTAGATTACGACTTAATACAGATCCTGAATTACAAACAAATCCAAATGATATAGTAGGCACAATTGAAACAACTGCTACTGGAAATATAGTTAATTATACCGTCGACACTGACACTTTACCTGGCACAGCTTTTACAGTTAATGCAATAATTTATCCTCATAAAAGTTATCCAGATGATGGCACATTACCAATAGCGGCAACAGGGCAAAAATACTTAATACTCGATGATATTGGTGCCACAGGGCAAACAACCACAGCATGGGGTAATCTTGTAGCAAACAAAAACGACATTATTCAATATAATGGCAGTAGTTGGGTAGTATTTTTTGATTCATCAGCAACAGAAGACATAACTTACATACAAAATAATTTTACTGGAGATCAGTTTAAATGGAACGGAACGCAGTGGATGGATTCTTATCAGGGGAGATACTATCCAGGGTTTTGGCGGATAGTGATGTAGCAACAGACACCGCAAGGCATACATTAATACAATGCCCAAGGTGTAAAAAAGAATTGTACTTTGACGATGAAAAAAATAAGTGGTTTTGTAAATCATGTAAATATATAATACATACGAAGTAAGGTATTACCATGATAAAAGCAGTAGGCACTATTTTTTTAAGTCTTAAGACTGACCGTATATTGCTCGGTCTCCGTTCTACAGATAGTTCCCATCCATTAACATGGAGTTTCTTTGGAGGTAAAGTCGAAGAAGGGGAAACTCTCGGTAGCGCACTACAAAGAGAATTAGAAGAAGAATTAATAAATGTTCCTGAGATTATTAAAACAATACCATTAGATAATTTTGTTAGCAACGATGATGGTTTTAATTATGCTAGTTTTGTAAGCATTATTACAGATGAATTCCATCCAGAATTAAATGACGAGCATGTAGGTTATGCGTGGGTTAACATAGGAGCATGGCCAAGGCCATTACATGCTGGTACTAGATTAATCTTACAGAATAAAAATAATATTAAAAAACTTAGTCTAATTCTTAATAGAACTAAATAAATTGCTCTCCAAATGGATCAAATTCTGTACCACATTTTTGGGCACAAACACCTAACTTACCATTTGGGAGACTATCTAATTCCCAACTGTTTGTAATATTTTGTAATAAGCCACTATTATTAATAACATCACTTAACCTACTATTAATCACATCTATGCCTTTTTTACCACCAGCTTGGTCAATAAAATCCCAAATTTGTTCAACTTTATAATCTTTGTGCCACCACTTGTACATACG